CCACAGGCAGCCTTTGATGTCGTCCTCGCGCTCCCGAATCCGCGCGTCGTAGTCCTTGCGGTCCTGCGGCTTGGTCGGGATGCGCTCGCTGTGATGGGCGCGCGTGATGAGCTGCGCCACGAGCTGGTGCGGTGAGTGGGCGAGGATGGCGGGCATGTCAGCGGGCCTCCACGCGCGAGAGAGCGGCGGAAAGGTCCGCAAGGATTTCGTCCGGTCCGGACACCTCGGCGTCGTCTCGGTAGCCGTAGGTTTCGCCGTGGATGTAGTTGGCAGCGGCTCGTGCCGCCGCGACCAGTGCTGCTACGGATGCATCCGCTTGCAACACCGCCTCGGCCAAATCAATGCCTTCTTGGTCATCGGCCGTGACGTGAAGCGTCATGTAGGCGCGAGACAGAACGTCGACCACCGGCTGCTGGTTTGTCATGGCCCTTGCCTCCCTGCCAGCGGGGTTGCTGGCGTAACGTCGGTCTCCGTTGACCGTGACGCTACGTTACGCCTATTGGCAGGAAGACGCAACAGGGTGTTACGGATTGGCGATAGAATGCTACGTTCCATAAATGGAACGGTAGCGAATCGTAACAAAGGAAGCCCCGGCATCGCCGGGGAAAGCCCCTTAGTTCGGGGCGGGCTCCGGGGCCTTGTGCGCCGCCAGTTGGCGGGCTAGCCCGAGGAGCATCTGACGCTGCTCCGGCGTCAGCAAACGGTACAACTCGATCAGGTCTTGCTCGTCCTTCAGCTCTATAACCACTGCGTCATCCCCCACCGCCTCGGCCACAGTCATGCCCGCCCATCGGGCCATGACCTTCAATTCGTCAACCGACACAGGACGCTTCCCCTGGAGCTTCAGGGTGATGGCTTGACCGGAAATACCCAATTCCCGGCCCACCTCGGCCTTGCTCACATTGCGAGCGGCGAGGGCGGCAGCTATCCGTTCGTACCAACGCATTGTCTGGGGGGACTCTCTCACTAGACGCGACGAAAATCGTAACGGAACGTTACCGACTTGTCCGTGACACCCCGTTACAACTGGCGTAACGGTGTGATACGCTCCGGTCATGGAAGCCATCAAGAAGCTACGCCGCTCAGGCATGGACACGGCCGCGCTGGTCGCCGGTATCGGCTGCAAAGCGCCCCTGATCTACATGTACGAGAACGGTCGCCGGTTCCCGAGCAAGAGGAACTTTGTCTGCATCGTGGAACTGGCCGAGTCGCGCGGGCTGACGTTGCTCGCGCGCGATTTCATTGCTGATAACGAGAAGTGCGAGAGCGATAGCTGAGACAAGGCTCGGTCCTTTGGGATCGGGCCTTTTTTGTAAGCGGATTCGGGGGTCAAGTGGAGTCAAGTGATGTCAAGCCTTGAAACGCAAAACTCACTGCGCCTTGCCTTCGGCGTGCAAAACGGCCCGAAAGACGCGCCCGCCAAGCTGCTGCGGATGATCGAGTCGGAGCAGCAAGCCATCGCGGTTTCCGTCGCTTACAGCGGCTTCAAGCTCGCCTACATCGGGGCCTGCCTCGGCAAGTCAGAGAGCTATGTGTCCCTGTTGCGCGCTGGCAAGCGCCCGATGCCCGAGAAGCTGGTGGGGCCGTTCTGCGCGGCCACCGGCACAAACCTGTTGCGCCAATTCCGCGACCTGCAAGCCGCGTTGTCCGAATGCGACGCGCGGCGCGAGGTCGAGCGGCTGGCGTCCATGTTGGAGGTCGCATGACACACCACGAACACCACGAATCCATCTCCGAGCTGGAAGCCGGCGTCGCCGCGCAGCTCAAACAAGCCGGGTGGGACGACAACGCCCAGCGCCACGAGAAGGCCGCCGAAGCCTATGGCATCCGCGAGCTGACACAGGAATGGGAGACGCGGCAGTGAGCTACCAGCAACGTTTCCGCGATGCGTTCTGGCGCTGGTTCTTCGACGCGGACGCCGCCGAAGTCGCGCTCGCCTACCTCGGCATCACCCCGTCACTGAAAGCCGAACTCGCCCGCATTGGGGAGGCCCGCCATGCGTGAGATCCAAACACCGACCGCCGAGGAGATCGCGTTCGCGCGGTTCCAGGTGGCCCGCGCCATCCGCCGCAACCGCGACAAGCCGATCACCACGGCGGAGGAACGCGACAGCGAGCAGCGCCGGCATCGCCTGATCTGCCCGCACTGCAATCCAACGGCGAAAGCGATGCGGCGGGTGCGGGACCAGTGGGTGGTGGCTGGGATTGATCCGTAGGGCAGGGGTGACAGGGGGCGGCGGGCATGAAGGCATACGAAAAGCTCAGGCAGACCACGGATCAGTGCAGCGAAGAAACGCTGGATCAGATGGGCGTGCCGGAGGAGGCCCGCCAGGCGTTCAAGCTCGGTATGGGCCGCCACATCCTCGATGGCGCGCATGGTCTTTGGTATCCCGCCGAGGACAACATCGAGGGGCACAAGCCCGAAGAACTAGCCGTGACCATCGGCCAGCGGCTCCATGCACTGGCGATGCTCTACAACGGCCCCGCGCTTGGCAGCCCGATTGAAGATCGCATGGCCGGGGCGCTGCTCTGGCTGGACATCGACTGGGCCTGCTTCCCCGAAGCCGATCTCGTTGGTGGCCCGGCTGACCACATTGAGCTGTGGGGGCCGCGCGACGAGCTTTCGTTCTACATCACCCCACAAGCCCGCATCGGGCGGTTCAAGGCCGACTTCCTACTGTGGTTCTCGATGGGCCGTCACCACGGCGGCGTGATCGTCGAGTGCGACGGCCACCAGTTCCATGAGCGCAACAAGGAGCAGGCCGCGCGAGATAAGAGCCGTGACCGCGAACTTCTTTCGGCCGGCTATCCCGTCATGCGCTTCACCGGCAGCGAGATTTTTAAGGATCCGGTTGGCTGCGCCGAACAGGTGCGCGATCCGCTGTCCACGGTGTTGTTCCGCGTTTCCAAGGACGGGGGGCTGTTCTGATGGACAAGCCCGAGAAAAAGACCGACACCTGGATGCCGCTGTACGTCACCGATTACCTCGGCGACACGATGCACCTCACCACGGAGCAGCACGGGGCTTACATGCTCCTGCTGATGGCCTGCTGGAAGGGCGACGGCCGCATCCCGAATGACGACGGCCGACTGGCCGCCATCACTAGGCTGCCGGCCAATCGCTGGCGCGCATGCCGCATCACGCTCCTGAAATTCTTTGAGATCGCCGACGACTTCATCACCCACAAGCGGGTGGTCAAGGAGCGCGCCAGGGCCAAGGCCCTGAGCGAGAAGCGGAGCGAGGTCGGCAAGAAGGGGGTGGAGGCAAAGGCAAGCAAACGGCAAGCAATTGCTTCAGCAAATGGTGAAGCAAACGACAAGCAAACAGGTCAGCAAACACCTCAGCAAACCGCAACACCATCACCTTCACCTCTAAGAGCTTCCGTAGCTAACGCTACGGGCGCTGACGCGCCGGATCCGATTTGGGGCACTGGACTTGCGTTCCTGAAACGCAAAGGCGTCCCCGAAGTCCAGGCGCGCAGGTTCCTCGGAAAGCTCCGGCAGCGTGCTGGCGACGTGGATATCGCCGCCGCCCTTGCTGACGCCGAGGCACAAGACATCTCCGACCCGATCCCGTGGCTGTCCCGTGTGGCGGTCAACGCGCGGGCAGGCCCCGCTGCGCCCAGCAAAACCCTTGGCGCAATCCAGCAACTTGAGGCGATGAAACATGGACTGGCTGGCAACCGAGATTCTGACCGGATTCCAGAAACTGCTCTGCTTGGGTTTGGAGCGGACTCCGGCGACTGACCTGATTCAAGGCACGGTCATGGCGTGGCAGGAGGCATTGACTGCTCGCCGTTCGTGGGATCGTGACCGCGATACGCCTCGCGTGCGCCAGGCGTTCGTCACGCTGGCCGCGACTCGTCGCCAGTGGCCCGCTCCTGCCGACTTCGTGGATGCACTGCCACCGGTCCCGCAACTGCGGGCGCTGCCCAAAACGGCGGCCGATCCAGCGAAGGCTGCGGCGGCGTTCCGAGAGGTCGAATCGCTGCTGCGTCGGGGTGGCGAATGAACGTCGTCATCTTCAAGCCCGCGCACGTCTGGACGCGGCATTACCCACTGGCCCACCTGATTGCGTCCGATCTGTTGGCGCACCCGCCGCTGCTGAACCTGCGTTCCCGCCGCCTCATTGCCGACATCTGCACGAAGTACGGCGTTTGTCGCGCAACTGCGGACAAGGCGGTCGCCATCGCCCGCCGCAAGGTTGGGCAGATGGTGTGGGCACCGTTGGCGCGCACGACGAGGGCCGCATGAGCCAGAAGCCCAAACAGCCCGAATACAGCCCGCCCGTGCAGTCGAAGGACGGTCGCGTGGTGTGGCTGGACTTCTTCAAGGCCATGCAGATGGCGGCGATGGGCCAGCCGAAGGGGAAGAAACGGTGAGTCGCATCGAAACCATCGGCAACGCCACGCTGTACCTCGGCGACTGCCGCGACATCCTGCCCACGCTCGGGAAGGTGGATGCAGTGATTACCGATCCGCCGTACGGGATCAATAAGGACGGCCAGAAGGAAACGACCGGCGGCCACGGCGGGCGCAAGGAATACGAGTTTCTCGGATGGGATGCGACGCGGCCTGACGCCGAAGTGTTCCGCCTGATCCTCGCAGCAGCCGACAAGCACGTCATTTGGGGCGGCAATTACTTCGCTGATCTGCTGCCTGCGACCGGCAAGTGGTTCGTGTGGGACAAAGGGCAGCGCATAAATCAGTCGGACGGCGAGCTGGCATGGACGCACGACTCCGGCGCGCTCCGTATTTGCACCATGAATCGCGTCGAGCTGATGACAGATGGCGCGGAGCATCCGACTCAGAAGCCGGTGCGGCTGATGGAGTGGTGCATCGGTCAGATCAAGGCAACGGGGGCGGTGCTTGATCCCTTCATGGGGTCAGGGTCCACCGGCGTTGCCTGTATGAACCTCGGCCGCCAGTTCATTGGAATCGAGCGCGAGCCCAAGTATTTCTACATCGCCTGCCGCCGCATCGAGGACGCGCAGCGACAAGGGAGGCTGATCGCATGAAGTCCAACTATCAATGGGGCGTTCTTGGTTCGATGGTCTGCATGGGCGCGGTAATCACGAACATCCACACCAAGCGCGAGGTCGTCCGGATCGAGTTCGAGGGCGCGAACAGTCAGCTCATGGCGCGCCGGGCAGCCCGGATCGTGAAGCTGCTCGACAAGATTGACCGCGAGATCGCGAAGGAAGTCGCCGCGATATGAAAACCAAGCGCAAGCCCATGCCGCAGCAGATGGCTCCGAAGCGCGCGAACCCGCCCGGCCGCTACACCTGCCCGTGTTGCGGCGAGAAGTTGAGCGGCCCGGCGCGGCTGTATGTGTGCCCGAATCGGAGGTGGGCGTGAAACTCGCGACCGAATCCGACCGCGCCCGCTACATCGCCTTCCTCCAGGCGCAGGCGTTGCCGCTGGATGTGTCCAGCAAGCCGTGGAAGCCGACCCGTAGCAACGAGCAGAACAACCTGCTGTTCGGCGTCATCTACCCGCCGATTGCCGAGGCGATGGGCTACGAAGTGGATGGGGACAACGGCATCCATGCCTTCATGTGCGGGACGTTTTTTGGTTGGGTTGACAAGCCCGTGCCGAAGTCGCCGCGCAACCCAGAAGGCGTTGCCAGCTTCCCGCGCCGGACGACCACGCGCGATGAAAACGGCAAGCGCGACGTGATCGACAAGGCGACGTTTACCAAGTTTGTGGACATGGTGGACCGGATCGCGGCGAAGGCCGGCGTGTTCGTGCCGAGGGCTGCCGCATGAATTACCGCAGCCGCCCACTGCTGGATCTCGCCTACGAGTTTCCGTGCCTGATCGGGCTTCCGGGTTGCGAGGGGACTGTGGGGGAGCCTGCGCATAGCAATCAGTCGATCCACGGCAAGGGCGGCGCGCTGAAGGCGCACGACTGTTTCCACGTACCCGCGTGCCGGAGTTGTCATCGGGAGCTGGATCAGGGTCGGACGATGGATCGCGAGATGAAGTTTGCGACATGGAACCGGGCGTATGGCCTGTACCTGCCGCAATTGTTTGAGCAGTTTCTGACGATCAAGGGGGCGAAGTAGTGAATTTCGGAACAGCAACCATCCGCGCGCCGATGCGCAAGACGCGCGCACCCAAGTACGACTGTGGTCCGCACGGCCGGCTGACGGTCAAGCAGATCGCGGTCACGGCCAAGATCACACCGCAAGCGGTCACGCGCCGCCTTCGTTCTGGCATGAAGGGCGAATCCCTCTGCGCACCGCGAAACGCACTTCGCACACCGAAGGCGCGCTGCCTGAAGCCAGTGATCCGTACGGCCGTGAAGCTGGCGCGGCTGTATCCGGATCGCGTTCCGACGCTGGACGAGATCCAGCGGGCGCACCCGATGGGGACGCGCAACGCGGTGAGCTGGCGGCAAGCGTTCGCTGAAATGCAGAAGGGGGCCGCCTGATGCGGGGCAGCGCGTGCAAGGTCATCGAGGCGCAACACGCGAGCACGGCAGCGGAAACCTATTTCCGCGTGGCGCTCTGGATTGCCTCGCAACGCGAGCTGCCTACGGCACGGCTGATCGAGCAGAAGTTCGACGTGCATCGTTCGACGGCCTGCCGCTGGTTGAACGCTTGGAAGTCTGCAACGGGAGTGGTGGCATGAAGTGGGAACCCTATCCGTATGACGAGGCGCACGATGGCGTCGATCACGGGTTCATCAGCAAGACCGTGATCGGTGACTTCATCGTGGACTACTCGCCCTGGATCTCTCGCGAAAGGCCGTGGGTCGTCTATTGGTGGCCGGTCAACGCGGACAGGGAGGTGGGGGTCGGCCGGCTAGAGGCTAGTGCGGCTGGCATGGGAGCCGCCGAGGCGTATGTCAAAGACATTGCCGAAAGGCTGATCGCCTGATGGGCGCGCATTCCCGCAACAAGGGCAAGCGTGGCGAGTTGGAAATCGTCCACCTCATCCGTGACCACCTTGGCGTCACGGTCAATCGAAATTACAAGCAGGTCGCGCAGGCCCAGCACGGCGACATTGAGCAGTTAGTCGGGCCTTATCTGCTTGAGGTGAAAAATTGCGCCAGCCTGTCGCCGATCAAATCCTGGTGGCAGCAGGCCGTCACGTCGGCCACGAAGCGCGACGCGATTCCCTGCCTCGCCTACAAGGTGCCGCGCAAAGGCTGGAGATTCCGAGTCCCGCTGCGCGAAGCATGGGCCAGCGGGCAGCAGTGGGGCAGGGAACTGACGTACACGATGGATCTGTCGCCTGACGGATTCTTTCTTTTGGTGCGCGAACACGGTCAATAGGGGGCCGTATGAACTACGCACTGTTTGGGGAGTGGGTGCGGGATCGGGTGGAGGACTTGGTGCGCTTCGGCGTGCCGAGGGATGAGGCCGAACACCTGATGCGCGGCGTTGAGTACGCGGCCGTCGCGGCCGAGGCCAAGGAACGAAGCGATAACCAATTCCTTCTCGACTTCCGCCGCCTCGGAACCAAAGCCACCGCAATCAAACACGAAATGACGGAAGCCGGCGCGCGAAAGAAACGCAGGACGCTCCTAAATCGTGTACCGGAGTTGGGGTCTAAGTTGCGGGTTCCTGCGTAGCCTGCTGATCCGGGACAAGCGCCAAAGGAGCGCGACCGGATGGCAGTCACGATCAACAACGAATGCTTTATTGGGCACACGTTCAAGCCATTGAAGCTGCCTGACCCGTTCGCGCGGGGCGCAGACGTGGTGAAGGTCGCCAATGGCTTTGTGGTTATGCCGAGCGGCAGCAGCGGCGCAGGCGACCGAGAGAACACCTTCATCTTCCGCGACTCGACGGAACTGGCTGCGTGGATGCGCAAGCGGTATCCGGGGAAGGCCGCGTGATGGCCTCTCTGACCATCGTGTCATCCCGCAACGACGACAACAGCACCACGCTGACGGTCACGTTGCCGGCCCGCCGCAATGGCGAGGTCAACTTCGGGGCGCTGGCGCGGATCAACCGCGACTTGCTGCTCATCAACCCGCAGGCGTTCGACCCGCCCGATCCGCCGCCGCTGACTACGGCTGTGCGTGACGGGCATACCGCCGATGGTGGCGGGCTGGTCGAGGCGATGCTGGATCGCGCGGCCGAGGAGCCGGACGGACTGAAGGCCGGCGAAGCGTACCGGGGTGAGGCATGAAGCTCATTGCGTGCCTCGTGGGCGCGTTTGCGTGGGGCGCTGCCTCACCCAACGTCTTGGCTGCAATCGCTGGTGGCGTCGCCTTTGGCGCGGCCTACATCGCGTGGATGGAGGGACAGCGCCTGACCCTTCGCACCGAGAACCAATGGCGCAGCCTGAAGGATGGCGCGGGCGTTGACCTGCTGCGCGTGTCGTTCGTCTGCAACGGATTCCAAGTCGGGGCCGGGATTACGGTCGCCGGGGTTGGCCTTGGGCTGACCTACTGGAAGCGCGCAGCCGGAACGTGGGGTGACGTGATCGGCGCAGCCGTCCGCACCTACGCCTGGGAACCCATCGAAACCAACGGCTGGGCCGGCGAGCCGCAGGGCCGGGAGCACGCACCTTGAGGTACGTCGTGATCGTCGTCCTGTCCTTCGTGTGGGGGAACCTCTGCGCCTCGCACATGGGCGTCGGCCCCAACGCCATGCTCACCGGAATCATCGGAGGCGGGCTGATTGGCGGGGCGGTGGCCTATACGCGGAGGCACAAGGTATGAGGCTCCTGACGCTCGACATCGAGACGAAGCCCATCACCGCCCACTGCTGGGGCCTGTGGGACCAGCGCATCGGCATCAACCAGATCATCGACGGCGGCGGCCTGCTGAGTTTCGCGGCCAAGTTCCACGGGGAGCGCAAGGTTCACTTCGCGGCCGAGTGGGAGGACGGCGAGCGCGCGATGGTCCGCAAGGCCCACACGCTGCTGGACGAAGCCGATGCGGTCATGGGGTGGAACAGCGATCGCTTCGACGTGCGGTGGTTGAACGCAATGTTCGTCAAGCACGGGCTGGGGCGTCCCGCACCGTTCGCCAAGGTGGACTTGATGAAGTCGGTCAAGCACCACCTGTACCTGCCGAGCTACAAGCTGGACTTCGTGGCGGGCTATCTCGGTGTCGGGCGCAAGGTCCGCACGGGCGGGTTCGATCTGTGGTCCGACGTGCTGGCCGGCTGCACGAAGGCGCAAGCCCTGATGCGCCGCTACAACATCGGCGACACGAAGCTCACGGAGCAGGTATTCGACGTGCTGCATGCCCGAGGCTGGGTGCGTGGCTTGCCGAACTGGAGCATCCGCGAGGGCCACGCCTGCCCGTACTGCGGCAGCGACCGCCTCCAGCAGCGCGGGTTCCGCGAGACGGCGACGCGCCGTTATGCCCGCTACCAATGCCGCGACTGCCAAGGCTGGTCGCAGGGCACGCATTCCGAACCGGGCGGCGCAAAGCTCAAGGCGGCGGCATGAACCGACTCAAGAAAGCATGGCTGGCGCTGACGGGGCGGACGAATGAGGTAGGACCCAAGGTCGTGAATCACACGATCTACCTGCCCGAGCCTAACGAGTGGCACAACTACTTTAAGGCGGTCATTTACGAAAACGGCCCCTTCTCTGAGCCGACCGTCGAGTATTTCCATTCGTGCGAGCAGGCCCGCCAAACGCATCCTGGCGCTTACGTCACGGTTGCGCTTGGATTCGAGGTTAACGGGAGGACGTTTATCGCGCCTGACAGCCTGAAGCCCATTGAGGTGCAGCCCAAGCCCAAGCGACCCAAGGGGAGGGCGGCATGAGGGGCTTCAACTTCTGGGTGTCTGGTGCGTTAACGATGGTCGCGGTGGTGCAGGCGGCGAGCGGTCATGCATGGCTTGCCATGCTCGATACGGCGCTTGCCGGCCTGAACCTCTACATCGGGACGCGCCGATGAGTGCAGAAACCGCCATCGAGGTGCAGGCCGACTACACCCTGCGCGGGCCGGACTTTGAAACGATCTTGGTTGGCCCGGTGACTGCGGTCATTGTGGACGCAGACCGACTGGTGCGTTCCGAGTGGCGCAATGGGTTCCCGAATTGGGGGATGTATCGCGCCGCGCTGGCCGGCGATGCGCTCCCTATGTCGCGCCTGAAGGATTGGGTGATCGCCTTCACTGTGGCCTATGGCATGACGGGCGGGGTGCGCCGGGATGCGTACAGCGATGAGCTGGCGTATGCCGCTGGGCTGGACGCGCTGCACATGCTCGTCAATTCCCGCCAGATGCAGCCGTACACGCTCACGGCCGATGCGGTGGGCGTCCACCACAAGACTTACCGCTGCCTGCGGGACACCATCTACGCCCGCCTGAAGGCCAGTCTGGACGAATACTGGATTCGGATGCAGGTCGCCATTCGCCAAGTCGCGATGCACGACAGAAAAATCTGAACGGAAGTGCGGATCGCGGATTCCCGTGTTGCACTAGGGGTCTAGCCCGCACAGCTTCCCGGCACGCTCCAGGTTGCGGCCAAGCCATAAGAGGCGGGCTTGCCCGGAGCGCCATTGCGGTGCGTCCGGGCAACCTATTTTCGGAGCCGCCGCGTGACCACGATAGCGTACTCGGCAGGCACGATGGCCGCCGATACGCAGGTCTCCGCAGGCGGGCGCAAGTTCCGCACGCACAAGGTCAAGCGCCTGAAGTGCGGCGGGCTGATCGGCTCCAGCGGCAAGCTGGCCGACATCCTGAAGATCCAGCGGTGGGCCGAGGCGGGTTTCCCCGAAGCGGACAAGCCGGACTTCGGCGACGAGGGCGAGTTCGAGTGCCTGATCGTCACCGGGGCGGGCGACGTGTACCTCTTGGACGAGGACATGGAGCTGATGCCCTTCATGGATGCGTTCATCGCGGTGGGGTCCGGCGGACCATACGCGATGGCGGCGATGGAGTGCGGCAGGAATCCGGCCGAGGCGGTGGCGGTGGCGGCGAAGTTCGACGCCAACACGTCCGAGCCGGTCGAGGTGTTTCGCGTGGAACCGAAGGAGGCTCCGCGTGGACGACGACGCGCTCGCAGAGCTTGATCTGGCCGCGATGGACCTGCTGCGCTGCTACGAACGGTTGGGCGTCGCGGCCATTGTCGTGACGTACCCCGGCGAGGCCATCTTCGTGCGCTGCCAGAACGCAGGCGACGTGGTGCCGCTGTGCAAACGGGTGATCGAGGAACACGCAGCGCCGGCCGACCGGACGCTGAATTAAGGGGCGCTTGCGCCAACAGGGGTAAGCGCGTGCAGGATCAAGCCACAGACGCCGTTGTGGCGGGGATCGCTCACAAGGTCGCGCAGGGCGGCACAGGCGTTGTCCTGTGGGGCTGGCTGACGGCCAACGATGTGGCGGCCTTTGGCGGCTTGCTGCTGGCGGTCATCGGCGTGTGTATCCAGTGGTACTACCGGCGCAGGCAGGATCGGCGCGATGCCGAGCTGCACGCGGCCAAGTTGGCGGACATCCGCGAGCATGGCAGCGAATAAGCGCCTCATCGCAGGCGGCCTGAGTGCCGTTCTGCTGCTGGCGGCTCCGCTGGTCGCGAAATGGGAGGGCGTGCGGTACTACGCCTATCCCGACCCGGCGACGGGTGGCGCACCGTGGACGGTCTGCTACGGCCACACAGGGCCGGACGTGGTGCGCGGCAAGGGCTACACGCTGGCCGAGTGCCAGGCGCTCCTACAGGCCGATCTGCACGAGGCGGACGCGATCGTGCGGCGCTGCATTGCGCGCCCCATGCCCACCCGCGTGGAGGCGGCGCTGGTGTCGCTGACGTTCAACGTTGGTCCGCAGCCGGTGTGCAGCGGGATGCTGGGGAAGCACGCACGGGCCGGGGATTGGGCGCGGACGTGCGCCTCGCTGGACGTGTACCGGATGGCCGGGGGCCGCGTGATGCGCGGCTTGGTGTTGCGACGGGCGGATGAGCGCGCTGTGTGCGAGGGCAGGGCATGAATTACCCGAGGATCACTCGCCGCGAGGACAAGGGCGTTCTGCGCTGGGATCATGCTGCCGCGCTTTGGCGTTGGATGGCGACAGGCCCGTACCTGCGCACGGTGACGATGCACAACGGCGAATGGCGCGTCGTGCGGTGGCGACTGTGAAAAGCATCGCCTTCTGGCTGTCGTGGATGTGCGCGGTGCTGGCCTTCCGGCTGGCGCATTACGCGAAGGACGGCGTGGGCGAGGCGGACGACTATAAGGTGGGCGGGACGGACTGATGGCGCTGTTTCTTGTCGGACTTGCCTGCCTCATCGTTGGTAGCTGGCTGGGGATTGCGTTGGAGCAGTTTCACGCGCCGATTCGCGCTTGGCGTGCTCGTCTCTGGCGACTGGCGCTGTATGGCGACCCGCGCGAGGAGTTGTGCGCGTTTATTCGCGGTGACCGTGACCCCTGATGACTGAGATTCGCCCGCTACAGGCTCCGGCCTTTCAGCCATTCGCACGCAACCTGCTGACCGTGGCGATCTGCGGCGCGTTGTATGGCGTGTTCGCATGACCCCTAACAAGCGCGCCACGCTGCTGACCGCCTTTGTCGCCGTGATCGGCGCGGGCTTGGTCGTGTGGCATTACATGACGGGCGGCGAGTGGGCGCAGTTGGTGGCGGCGATCTGGCCGCGAGGATGAAATGATGGCTTATACGCTAGTGACAATTCTGCTCTATTGCCTAGCGTTCGCAGGCATTGTGTGGTCGCTCAAAGGAGCGAAGTCCCACACAGTCAACCAATGCTGGTGCGGGCAGACGCACGGGTATCAGCCGGTCCGCGATCCAAGCGAGCCAAACCCGCCAAACCCGCCTGCGCCGGAAGTGCATATCGTGCGGGTGCATAACCCGCCACGTCCGCGCGGACATAAGCCATACGGCTGACAAGTCATCTCCAACGCCCCTCGTGACGTTGGACCTCCTCCCGCCCTCGGGCGGGCTGGACTTTAGTTGAGGGCACGACAATGAAGCTGGCCGCACTCCTGGCGCTGGTAGAGGCGGCGCTGGCGGTCGTCGCCGTTGTCGTCTGCCTGTTTCTATGTCCACACGTTCGGCTGCTTCCTGTTCGTGCCCATGCCGTCTGACGAGGAGCGGGCATCGTGGCGCTGAGAATCCCCTACGTCCGCGAGATTGGCTCTGTGCTGGCGCTGGCGGCCTTCCTCGCCTACACGGCTTGGATGTACCGCCTAGGTGGCACGGAAGCCCGCAAGGACTGCACGGAGCGCGAGAACGCCGAACTGAAGGCCGAACGCGCGCAGGTCGAGTATTGGCAGAAGCAGGCGTTCGACAAGGACGAGGCGCTTCGCAAGGCGCTGTCTGCCCTTCCGAAAACGGGCAGCAAGGTGGAGCGAGTAGTCCATGACCATCCGACAAGCCCTGCTTGTGTTGTGCCTGACGCCGTGGTTGACGCATTGCAGGACGGTATCGACGCAGGCAAGCCGGCAGCCGCCCCCTGACGCTGTGCAGCTCTGCGAGGCGCTGCCGGACACGCACAGGGGCATGACGCTGGATGACTTGGCCCGTTGGGCCGGGATCGCAGTAGAGCGGCACAACACCTGCATGAATCGCCACAAGGCGCTGAGTGATTGGGCGAGGGGCAAGTGATGGGTGGCTTTGGTGAAGGTTGACGAGCTGTTTGATGAGTTGTTCGCGTCGATATTCGCGCGCAACAAGCTGCCAGAAGGCTCAATGCGTGTCGCACCGGGGAGCGATGCGCTGGTGTGGCGGACTACTCCGGCTAGGGATGAGCCTCAAATCGTTATCGGCGACTCGCCTGACTGGCACGCCAAGGGGCTTTAAGTGACCGACTACAGCCGGAAGATCGGCAGCACGACCGTGGACCTCTCGCCCAACGTGGCGAGCATCCAGAAAGCCATCAACAGCCTGCCCAGCGATGGCGGGACGGTGGTGGTGGCGCCGGGCGAGTACCAGATTGACGCGGTGAATGCCTCGATCAAGCTGCGCAATGGCGTGCGTCTGGTGCTCACAGGTGTGACCTTGAAGGTCATCCCGAACAGCGCGATCCGCTATGCCGTGCTGGACAGCAATGCCGCATGGGATTGGGAAGTGGTGGACGGCGAGATCGTCGGCGACCGCTACGAACACAGCTATGTCACCGCAGGTCTCACCACGAGCCAGCAGACCCACGAGTGGGGCCACGGCTTTGCGGTGCATGGCGGCGGACGCGGCACGATCACCGACCTGAAGGTGTCCAACTGCACCGGAGACGGCATCTGCATCTCGTCGGATGATGTAGTGATTGACGGCTGCGTCTCCACGAACAACCGGCGTCAGGGCTGCTCCATCGTGGACGGCGTGGGCGTCAAGCTGGTCAATTCGGAGTTCAGCAACACGAACGGCACCAGCCCGCAGTGTGGCGTGGACATCGAGCCCGAACCGGGTCAGGTCTGCAAGAACGTCTTGATCGACAACTGCCGATTCCCCAGCAATGCGAAGTACGGGATCAACGTCCTGCAACGTAGCGATGGCGGGATTATCGACGGCGTGACGGTGCAGAACTGCCAGATCGGCGGCATGGATTTGTCGAGCATCAACAAGAGCAACGGTGCGGTGGTCAATGGGGCCAGCAACGTCTCATTCGTGAATAACCAGATCGGCTGGAACTCGGCGACTGGCCTGCGCCTGCTGTCGGGCAAGGGGCTGCATGTGAGTGGCAATCGCTTCGGCCCGAACTACACCCGCAACGGGGTCAAGGATCGAAGCCCGGATGTGACGCGGACGGGCTACAGCACGACCTTCCAGGCTGACCTACTCATCACCACCACGTCCGTGAGCGGGTTGGATGTGGGGACGAATAGCTACGCATGAACCACGTCAAGCTGGCGCATTACGGCAAGGCCGCGAGCTACACGCTGGGCGGCAAGGGCCGGGTCTACATCAATGGGCACAAGGTGGATGGCGTTCTGGCGTTTGAGCCAAGGCTACTGGACACCGATGAGGTAGCGAGCGTGACCATCACGCTTGCGGTGTCCACCTTCACGTTCGAGCCTGACGAGCAGGAATGAGCGGCAAGGGCAGCCACCGACGCCGAGAGGATCGCCAGGCGGTCGAGGCGAATTGGGCTGGCATCAACTGGAATAGCCGTGAGCCGCAAGCTGCTAACGCTGAAGCCCCGGGTACTGACAGCGGAGCCAAGGCTCCAGACGG